GCGGTATCTGTTACTCCAGTGCCGCCAACTGCCCACGCTTTAGCTGAATGGTCTGATGTTGCACCGCTAACACCACCGTCCGTCTTCTGTGCGTAATCCTTTGCAGAGCCGCCAGTAGAGGCCGTAGTTCCTTGTGCATACTCTTTAGAGGAATAACTTGCTGTATCAATTAAGCCAGTTCCGACAGCCCATTCTTTAGATGCCCCACGGGATGCTGTGGTTGTGACACCAGTTCCACCAATAGCCCAAGCCTTGGATGAGTAGTCTGTTGAATCAACTATTCCATCAGTCTTCTTGGCCCAATTTCTCGCTTCCTCTACATCGACCATCAGTGACCATTTAGATGCGGCTAGATCGGTGGCCCATGTTCCAGATGTGTGCGCGACAATACAGATGTAAATATTGTCTGTGCTACCACCTGCGGCTCCGTCTACTACGACATCTCTTAATTCGTAAGCTGTGGATGTAGCCCATGTGCCTTCCCAGTTACCCACTCCAGTCTGGAGTTCTAACACTCCTAGAGAGTCGAAGCCTATGGCTTTGGTCGCCCTATTAGCCGCATTCTCTGTAATAGCAAAATCAGTCTGGGGTGAACCCTCATTGGGGAGTTTAATCGAGCGTTTAATATTGATTTCGCCTGTATCCCATGCAGTAACCAATGCATCGAAGTCAGACTTAACAACATCACCTCGGGCTAGTGTGCCCTTCGTGTAAGAACCTTGCCTTGTATAATAGTCATTCGCCATTAGCGACGTATCCTCCGTGGCGAGAAGTGTACAGTCACACCTTGTAGGGTGTGTGGTTGTTCGTAAGTAGCCTCAGACAAAATTAAAAGCCCCATGTTTGTACCAACACCATCTAAGTTTTCTTCCGCTGTTGATATGATTTGACCTGACCAATTAAAGTTATTCCAGTAAGCGATGTTCCAATAACCACCACTGCCCTCAATAGAAAGGTCCCTAGTTCTAGCTTCAGGTACATCTGGATCAGCGTATGAAAAGTCTGGTTGAAACTTAATATCCACATCAGAATTAGCAGACATCTCAAACTGAATCTTTCTAAACCTCTTATCCCGAGTTGGGGTATCGTAATGGTAGTAAGCAAACCGTAAGATTGCTTCTATTTCCGCGCCATCAAATGAAGTCCCAGCATCAAGCTGATACACATACCCATCGTCTGATCCAAAGAATATAATTTCGTTACCGTCAGCATCTTCGGCAGAACATATGGCGTAAACAACTTTCCCTAAATCTGTTCGTATGAACCCAGCAATTTTATTGCCCGAGAACGTGGCGTATATGCCAGTCCCATCGTTAAAAAATAACCTATACTGCCCCTTACTTCTTACCGCTACAGATGCTATAGATAATCCCTTCTTTTCATCTATAACAGGTTTAACTTTCTTGCTTATGGAATTCATGTCAAAGTCACCATAAGCATTAACAGCTTGGAACGTAGTTACACCACGGTCATCTAAGAACATGGTGTCGGTTAGATTTTGTATAGTCCATTCAATGCCGCCAGAATTTGCAGAGAATGTTTTCAGGTTCCAGTTTGCGGTGCTTTCTCCGTACAAAATATACAAGCGATTTCTATTGAAGATAGCAAGAGTATCGCCCTGCATTACCTGCAACCCAGAAATTTCATCACCAGTTCCCATTTCTGCCGCGCCAGTTACCACAGACCACGCATAAGGGTTTGATATGGATGAGTGCTGAACTGAGCCTTTATGAAAAGCTAAGAACAAATGATTCTTATGGGCCGCTAAATGCTTCGGGGTGTCTACATCCATCCCGGTGAATAGCGGTACGGCGTATGTCCCATCAAATTCAAACGCGGTGTTGAAGCCGTCAACCCAATACATTCTATTAGTAGAGGTAGAGCCACCAAAGTTGTAGTTAACAAACTCATACCTACCGCCCGGAACTAAAGCAACGGTGACCAAGGCTGAAGTCGATACAGCTACAGTGGAAGAACTTACTTGTAAATTCTCGCCACTTTGGAATGTTCCACTAACTCCCGTTAAAACAAAAACACCAAGGGCGTCAGAGGTCCCAATAGTTCCTGTTCGGATTACAACTCGCCTTACTGTTCCAGAAGCGCCAGACGTTGCCCCAGTTAAGGTATCACCTTCACTTACTTCGGCGCTCCCTGTGTTGTATTTAATATACTTACCTAGATCAACAGCGGTCCATCCAGAAGTGCTTGCTTTGAACAGCTTGCATTCTGTGGCCCCGACGTTATCTCGAAATACATAAGTAGCGCCGTTATATACCCAAACACCGCGTATAGGACCCGATCCAGTTACGGTCCCTATTTTTGATCTTGCTCGTTCTATTGCTGCTCTTGTATAGGTCGTATCAAGGGCGTCAGTAGTTGCCCCTAAAACGTTAGCTACAGATTTAACGACCGCTACAGTGGATGCACTGACTTGAATATTCTCGCCTACTGCGAAAGTTCCCGACAATAGGGCTACAACCATGTAACCAACAGCATCATTGCCAGCGTAAGAGCCGCTCTCTACTACAGAATCAGCAATAAGTTCCCCTGTAGCACTAGATGTTGCCCCTGTGATTACATTGGTATCTACAGTTGCTGTTGTTCCAGCATTAAACTCAAGTATCCAATAAAGGCTTTCAGATGGTTTGGTTCTACCGTCATATCTTTCGAACCCATCTATTCTCCTGTAACCACCCTCGGGGTATACCTCGTAGTTCTTCCCGTATAGTAAACTGCCGGGTGATTGAGAGAGTGCTGGGTCAGTAAGTATCTCCCCTCCTTCAAAGGGAAAATACCGAGCCGTCATCGAGGAGCCGCGAACTCCAGCCCTACTTATGATTTGATTGTATAAGCTGCTCATGCTGTTGTAATGGTAATCTCAGAGTCAGATGAGGATAGACGGCGAGTTCTTTGATCTGGTAAGGAATTAGATTCCAGCTTATCTAGAACGTCCGCATATTCAGCAGAAGCACCCACTAAGATATCTGGCGCTTCCTCACGCTCTGCCCACATTGTTTTAGCCCTAGCAACAATTACCCTATGGAATTGCTCTGGTATTGGAGATACTGTTGCGTTTGCAGCCATTCTCGTGGGAGTTTTCCAGTAATCCGCAGTGATTGTGTAGGCTTTATCAGGCGGAGCATCAACAAATACATTCTTATCTGGCTGAACCACGACATAAGTTGGTAAAGAGTTGGTTGCCACTCCCTGCCTGTAATCTCGCCTCCAGTCGGTGTAAGACAACGGGGTCAAAAAGGCGGATTCATTCGTGGTGTAATCAAGGTAAAACGACCTCATGTCCCACGTCCCTAAGTCAGTTGGCTTTGCGGTAGCTGGAGCAGCGGTTCCTGTTGAAAGGGTGGATGAATACTGAGCCCATAGAAAATCCCAGTCATCCCATAGGATTTGTATCTGGAAATCCGCGTCGGCAACAAAGTCTGTGATGACTTTAAGTTGTCCTTCCTGATTTAGGACTGTCGTAGGGCCAGTGCCGGATACTCCGACCTCTTGCCTAACGGTTTGACAAAGTTCCAGAAATGTCATTCTTTAGTTTCCTGTGAAATACGATAGCATCTACCACTTTGTTGGGGTCTATATTGGCTGCACATAGTGAGCCACCTGTTTTTTGATCTCTGTTGCAAGTCTTAAATCCGTAGTGCATCTTGTGGCACGGATAACAGTCCACCCCATCTGGAGTAAGTGAGGTAGTATTTACCCAATGCTTCGTTAAGTTTTCTTTTGATGAGTGGCTTAATAAAACAACCTTTGCAATATCTTCTGCACTCACCGCATTCAGGACCCCCGTCTCTGGGCCTAAAACTAAATCTACTGTCTGGGCAAACGCTAGAGTGTTTCTGAGACTCCATTCACCGCTTCTAAGGAAAACCCTCTTTTCTTTCTCCCAGCCAACTTCCAGCATCTTGCAGAAGTCATCTCCGACCATAACAAACCTGACGTGTGGCCATCTTATGAGAAGGTTAGCCATAACAGCGTCCATGTGCGGGTATGCTTTATGCACGGCTGATCCAGATAGAGCGATCATAACCACGAACTTGTGGGGAGACAGCTTCATATCTTTACGCTGCTTTTTGACCCACTTCTTTTCCAGCTTGCTCGGGTAAAACTTAGGACGGAATTTATGCTTCACTTCAGCCTTATCGTGAAGTGCTTCCCCGTAGTTAACGTTCAATTTAGCGTGGCGTTTATCGTGCGACCAGTTGTAGATGTCTTGCCATTCCAGACATAACAATTCTTGTTCGACAACACCACCAAGATTTATGAACTTATCGAATAACGGAGTTATTCTTTCCCAGTACGGACCTAGTTCTTCATTAGGTATCTGCCCGGTATCTTGTATTAACATCTCGTCTACGTTGGGGTCGTGAGCAAGTATCTCTTTCGACCTCTCTGTAGCGTTTACGCAAACACTGTAACCCTGCTTTTTAAGTAACGGGAATACGGAACTTATCTGGAGAGCGTCTCCAAACCCACCGTACCTAACAACACAGACAGTCTTATCTCTTTTGCCACCTAGTTCCTCGTCTGTTAATTCTTGCCATTTCTTTTTCGGGACTATTGTCCGTTTCATTTAATTAATATTGCGGCACGAATCTTTTGTCTTCACTGAATCTATCAGCGGATTTCATCCTACAAACTTGGGCGTCTTCATCCCACTCCCATCCTTCTTTTCTTTCACAAAGGGCTTTTCGCTCTTCTGAAGATAAATCTGACCGTGGTTTTTCAATAAGGCCCCATTTAGTCATAATTTCAATCAGTTCTTTTTCCGAGTCTGTTTTGTGGTAAGCGATGCCAAGCGAGTTCATTAGGCCCTGTATAGCACCAAAAATCATTCCACCGCCCAGTCCCATCTTTACTCCAGAAAAACCCATCGCGTTTATTAGGTCGGAATTCTTTCTACCCAATCTATCAAGTTCAGTTTTATTGTCACTATAGAATTTATTAAGCAAATCCTGAACCTGCCCTTTTGTTTTATTATCCGGTTTCGTAAAACCTTTCCAGAAACCTTCTTTGAACGTTGAGATATCTTTTATCTTGTCTTTTAATTCAGATAATTTGTCATACATCGCTTGGTTGCTTTGCTCAAACACTATACGTTCTTTCTTGCCTAGAAGGGCTTCTCGCTCTTTCTCCGTGAGGTTCGGGTTTGCTAATAGTTTGTCAATAGCAATAATTTCTTTTGTTTGGCTAGTTTCAACTAATGCTTTGTTTATCTTATTCTCTGTGACTGCTGCCTTTTGGGCATTAGCTAATTCTTCCTGTTGCTTTTCTAAAACCCCAAGTCTTGCTCTTTCTTGCGCTGCCGCTCTGTTAGACCTTTCGGTCGCCATGATACGAGCATCACGTTCCAGTGCATCCTGTTTTTGTAGTTCTACAGAAGCTGCCGCAAACGCTCTTTCATCATCCATTCTGGCCTTTTCTTGCATACTTCCATATATCGTCCTAGCACCAGAAACTTGCGGATCAAGTTGAGAAGCTGCAAGAGACCTTCTCGCTTCTAATTGAGCCCTTACATCGCGTTGTTCGGTTTCGAGCATAGACTGTTCAGCATCTATACCAGCTTGCGCTCTAGCTACACGGGCTTGTGCGGCATCGTAACGATCTGTTGCTTCCTTGTAACCGACCATTGAAATGTCGTCAGCAATCATCCCCTGTCTTTGTTGCTCTCTAACTCGTTCAGACTCAACATAACCAGCACCCGGTGCGCCAGCCCGTTCTGCTTGTGCTGGCCCTGATTTAGATGCTCTTTCCATAACGGAGGCTCTTTGTGCATCAACCTCTCGTATAGCCGCAGCCCTTACATAGGCCCCAACAACGTCATCCGTATCTGGGTCGAACCTGCTTTTGTCGCCCATAGAACCTTTACGGGAACGTATACTCTCAAGTCTGTCAGAGGGATCGCCCCTATATCTATCGTAGGCTATTAAGGAGTCTTCATCTCTATCTTTGGCTTTGTCAGGGGTGAAGTCGTACCCAATTCCAGCAGTTGTTCCAGCAGAATCAACCTCGGTAGACGTATCTGATGCTTGCACATTAGCATCGCCGCGATCATCTCTGTCATCTCGATTGTCGCCGTTGCCTTGATCTCCGCTGCCTTGATCGTCTTCGCCTACTGTATCGTCTTGACCAGCGTCAACACCAGTATCAACATCTACGACATCGCCTTCTCCGCCCCAAGCCATAATTTATCTCCCGAAACGAATTGGTATCGCTCTAGTAGGCCATGACCAGCCCATTGACTCAGGCAGATTAATATCCTTTCTTCCAACAACGCCTGTTTCCCACTCATCACCTTCTACATGATGGGCAACCAAAGGCTTGGACGAGGATTCGTAATCATCGTATGAAGTACCAACATCACCATAACGACAGGCAATCGTGGACTTTTCCATGTCTTCAACTCCCTTCCAAGGATCAACTTCTTTCATCTTTGGGAGAGGGCTCTGTACTAAATTTTTATGTGGCATAATAATTTCCAAAAGAAAAGGGGCCCGAAGGCCCCATTCCTAGTTGAGATTAAGAGTTTGGACCGCCGTCAAGACGAGTGCCGTTAGGGG